AGCTCAACAGAATTACAAGAGAATTTGATGAATTCTTTGAAGGCAATAAGCGTGTTGAACCTAAAAAACATGGAGTATCATTCTACCTTGATGAACTCGGAAAATATAAGTCAGGATTTACAGAAAGAATTAGATTTGCACAAGGAATTGGAACAGACTTTGAAAGCTTGGTCAGATGTTCCTATTACGAATACTATCTGAAATACTCCTTTTGGATAGCGGCACTCAAAAAGAAGAATAAAAATGCAAATTGAGCACTCTATCGCAAAATAACATTGTAGTCAATTATGTACTCAATGATGACCAGGTAAATAAAGCAAAAACAGGGTTTGACAAACTAACCGATTCTGAAAAGAAAGCGGTTGATGAAACCAGAAAGCTAAACGATCAATTAAAAAAGACAGGTCAGGAAGGTTCAGAATCTGCCAAAAAGGTAGGCAATGAAATGAACAATATTACCAGTCTGGCAAAGTCAGGGGCTGGCTTGTTGGCTGGGTTCTTTGCGGTTTCTTCTTTGGTTGCTTTTAAAGATCGGTTAGTTGAAACCACAATTAAATTTGAAGGCTATTCCAAAGCGATTCAATTTGGGTCCGGAAGTGCTGAAAACTTCGCAAAGAATCAACAATTCCTAAACGATCTTATTCAAAAGTATGGATTAGGGCTTGCTTCAACTACTGAGGCTTACAAATCCTTTTTCAATGCCAGTACATTGGCAGGGCAAAGTCAGGCCGAAACCAATAGGCAATTTGAAGCGGTTACAAAGGCAGGAACGGTTCTAAAATTGACAACTGACCAAATGCAAGGTGCTTTTCTGGCATTGGGCCAAATGATGTCAAAGGGTACGGTTCAAGCTGAAGAACTAAGGGGGCAATTAGGCGAAAGAATTCCCGGTGCATTTTCAATAATGGCAAAAGCCTTAAATGTGAATGAAAGGCAATTGAATAAGATGCTGGAACAAGGTCAGGTATTGTCAAAAGATGCTTTGCCAAAGTTTGCAGCTGAATTGGAAAAGACCTTTGGAAAAGATGCTGAAAAGAATTTGAATGGCCTTGTAAATGCTCAAAATAGGTTTAATTCTTCTATTGATGGGTTGGTTTTAGCCATAGGAACCAGATTGGAACCATTTCTTAGAGGTTCCTATGAATTAGCTGCAGGAATTGCCAATCAATTAAAAAGACTTTATGATCCTTTGGGTGCATCATTTGAAAAAGGGGCGCAAGCGGGTAAAAAAGCAAGTGAGGAAGCCTTAAAAATCGCCATTGTAAACCAGAATGCAAAATTAAGAGGATTACAAAGAGAGTTTGATTTACAGTCAATATTATTCAGTTTGGATGGTAAAATGTCTGCTTTGGAACAGGTCGAACTTGACAAGACAACTCGTAAATATGAACTTGAAAAAAAGTTTAGAGATGGGCTAATGGTAAACCTTACAAGGTTTCAAGAAGAAAAAAAAATAAAAGAAGAAATAGTAGATTTATCAGAAGTTCAACTAAAAGCATTAAAAGAGCAATACGATGCAAAACTTAAACTCTTAGATATAGAAAAAAGAATTTCAGATATCAACATTGAAGTTACCACCGAAAGAGAGGATGAAAGAACTTTAAAACTACTTGAAAATGCAGAAAACTTTGGAAAACAAAAGCTAGTAATTGATAAAAAATATGCAGCCCTTGGAGTTGTTGCAGCTCAAGATAATGCGAAACTTCAAACTGCTATTGTTAAGAAGCAAGGCAATGATGTAAAGGTTGAACTTAAAAAACAACGTGATGGATTTAGAGATGCTGAGGAAAAGTATGATGAAGAACAATTTAAAGCAGGAAAGAAAAGTCTTATTGCAAGAGGAAAGTTTGAGGAAGAATCACAAAAAGTTGTTTATAGCGAAAAGCTAAAAGCAATTGAAAGGAATAAGTTTCTTAACGAAATTGATATAAACAATGAAATATCTTCAGAATCAGTAAAAAATGAAAAGCTAATTTTAAATGAAATAGCTGCCAATGAAGACATAATAAAAGCTAACGAAGAAGCTGCAAATGCAGGCGTTAAATCGGCATTAGATGCAAATGATAAGATTTTAGCGGATAATGCAGAACTATACCGCAAATTAAAGTTGCTGCGAAAGAAAGACCTAGATGACCAAAAGAAAAAAGATGCTGAAAAGGCTGCAATAACCCAAGCATCAATTGACCTTGCAGCCCAGACAACAAACAATTTATTCAACCTTCAATCGCAATACGCTGCAAATGATTTCGCAAGAAAGCAAAAGCAATTTGACGAAGAGGTAAGACTTGCCGATGGTAACGTACAAAAACTTACCGAAATTGAAGAAAGAAGAAGGGCTGCTGAAAAGGAATATAGGGAAAAGGAATTTAGGGCTAATCAGGCTCAAGCTATTGCAAATGTAATATTTAACACGGCTCCAATAATTGCACAATATCTGGCTAAAGTTGTAACAGCACCTTTGGCAATAATTGCAGCTGCAGCTGCTACTGCTCAAATCGGTTTCATTTTAGCCCAACCAGTTCCGGAATTCGCTGAAGGAACGAAAGGAAAAGCATTCAAAGGAAAAGCGATAGTTGGTGAAAAGGGAACTGAATTAGTAACGACCCTTTCAGGAAAGCAATATTACACACCTCCGACAGCTACACTGGCTCAATTTGATGAACCAGTACATATTACTCCAAATCACTTGCTAGGATTAAACGACAAGTATCTAAGTAGCCAATATTTCAATAATTCCAGTAAAAAAGATACAAGCGGAATGCAGATAGTTACTGAATTGGGAGAAATTAAAAGAGAATTAAGATCCTTGCCAGTCGCTGCAATTTCCTTGGATGAAAAAGGATTTATGAAAAAGGTAAGAACGCCAAACCGATCAACTACAATTTTAAATAACAGGTTCAAAAATTAGTTGCATCTTTGCACAGCTTTAAAAAGCCAATTTGTGTTTTTTCATTTTGTTTAAATTTGTTGCAAAAAAGCCAGGATTAATTTTCTGGCTTTTTTGTTTTATTCAAATTAATAGCTTTCCTTTGTTGCAAGTTTTTAAAACAAATAACAAAAAACAAAATGATAGAATTTATTGAAATGCTAGTTTCTCCAGAAATGGCAAAACATTATTTGGCACAAAATATAGCCAATAGAAGGCCAAAAACTCCAAGAGTATTATTATACTCAAATGAAATGAAAGCAGGTCGCTGGAGGTCCGAAACTGCGGAAACTATAAAGATAGCATCTAGTGGAAGGGTTTTAGATGGTCAGCAAAGATTAATGGCAATAGTTCATTCGGGGTGCAGTATAAAGTTTCACATTGCCTTTAATCTTGACGAATCGGTTTTTTCAGTTTTAGATACTGGTTCTTCAAGAAATTCAAGTGATACTTTTAAGGCGGCTGGAATTAAAAATGACGCTATAATACCATCAATGATTGCACATTATAATTATTTGCAAAGTAGTAGTGGATCAAAAACTCAAGTTAATGGTAGAAGCACAAATGCCGAACTTTTGGAACAGTATTACCAAGACCCTCAAAAATGGCAAAGAATTGGCAATCATTCCAAAAATTGGTATATAAACTTTGCTAAGATTTTGCAGCCTTCTTATTTTGGTGGATTCTATGCTTTATTTTCTGAATTAGATTCTGAAATAGCATTTTCTTTTTTTCAGCAATTGGCTACAGGATCAGACATTACAAATTCATCTGTTAATTTATTGCGAAACAAATTGATTCAAGATAAAACATCTTTGCGAAAAATGCCTCCCTCTTTAAAAATTGCTTTGATAATAAAAACTTGGAACTATTTTATAAAAGGAGAAGAACCAAAAATATTAAAATTTAATCCGCTAATGGATGAATATCCAAAGCCAATTTTAAAATATTAGAACTCTAAAAGTAGCACCCAAAAGCCTTTCAATTTAGAAAGGCTTTTTTATTTACCTTTGCCGTATGGCAGGTTGGAAATTCTTTATAAACAATATACAGGTTAATGAACCGATTGGCTTTGATGCAATAGAATTCACTGCCATACGCCTTGAATCGCATGGAATAGATCAACCGTTTTCAACTGAAATAAGTTTTTCTGGGAAACCTGGCAGATATGCCAATGGTGCAAAAATCCTAAAAGAGTATTTTGAAAATGGTTTTATAAATGATGAAATTCCTTTCCAGATAACCAGTAACCAAAAGATTGATGGTTCAACTTACGACTTCAATGGGTTTATTAATATGGCCTTGTATTCTGAGCAAAACACTTGCGATACACAAGGTTGGCAAATAACCGTTGGAATAATTGAGGATAATTTTAGGGAAAACTTTTTAGCAAGGCAAGACGTTGAAATTGATTTATTGACGTTGAAGGACTTGGATGAGAATACAATTGACCCGATTGATTTTACTGAGGTTAGGTTGCATAGTCAACAGCTTTATTTGCAGGGGTTAAGTAAGCAATTACAGGTTACTGCCGTAAGGGTAACCGATCAAGCAATAGTTTTCCCATTATACGTTGATAATAATGATTTTAAAGGTCAATTTGGGTTCTTGACCAACCCTACTGGGTTTATTTATTCACTTACAAATGTTTATTTTAAAAACAATGCTGATTATGAAAGAACTTTTACTATTAATGGAAAGATAAAATGTAGAGCAAGGCAAAATGGATTTTCTAGTCAGCCATTTGGTTATGTACCTAATGATTTTCCTCAAAACATTTATTATAGAATTAATAATGGAGACACAATTATTTCAACTGTACTTTTAGTTACTGGAATATTAGAATACGATACAATTAGTAATCCTTGGACAACATTTGAATATACATTTACTAATTTTTCTCTTACACTTCAGCCAAATCAATCTTTTACAATTTTTGCGGATAGAATTAGTTTTGTTATTCCATTTGTTACGACAATTTACATAAAGCGTGATTTTGAGTTTAATTGGCCAGAAGAAAACTACTTAAATTGGGTTGAATTAAACCAGTCGACAGCCTCAAACTGCAAAGGACTCTACATTTTCAACTTCCTAAAAAGAATCCTTCATATAATCACAGGAAACGCCACTCCATTAGTTTCGGATTACTTTTCAGTTGATAATGCAGGGCTAATGTGGAACAACCTAATTACAACGGGTTTATACATTCGTAACGGTCAATTATTAGACCAAGCCAATCCACAGATTACAACTTCATTCAAAGGGTTTTTTGAGGACTTAAGCAATATTTTCAATTTAGGGTGGGGCTTTGAATACAATGAAACATTGTCTGTCTGGCAAATCAGAATTGAGCCAATGGAATACTTTTATAATGCAGGTATTCAAATAGCTGAATTTAACAAGGTTTCCAATATTACCCAATATGCACAGGTAGAGGACTTGGTTAATTCTTTTAAAATAGGATTTACTGATGACTGGAAAAACATTGCTGTTTCTGGTATGTTTGAGCCTCATACTTACAGGTCTTATTTTACTCCAAATAAGTCAGGGTCAGCGGAAAAGAAAGTTTTGGACCTGAGATCAAATATAATTGCTTCAGGCTATGCCATTGAATTTTCAAGGCGGTTGCAAGAACTTAGAGACGATTCAGGTTCTTCAGATAGACCAAACGACTACAATCTTTTTATAATCTGGTTGAATCGGGAAGAAATCATAATTGATTTTGGATTTGATATTACGATAACTATTCCGCCCGGTAAGGCTTCGGTTGGTTCTGATATGGCTGGCTCAACAAACGCCCCGATTGGTGAGATTTACAATATACTGCATACACCTGCAAGAATAGCGGCAAGATGGTGGAAATACCTTGGTATGAATACCTTTGGTTTACCAACTGCAAAAGCGGCTTTATTCTTTCAATCAGGTGAATATTATACAGCTTTAGAATCGGAAATTGACAGTGCTTATTTTCCAGTTGCAAATCAGGAAATTACAGGCATGGTTTCCGAAAAAACCAATATTTCAAAGGCTATTTTACAATCGGATATAAACGCATACCTTTTCAAACCAATTGGTTTAGATTTCAGTGTCCCTCAAAGCCTTTGTTCGTTTATTGATATGGCAAATAATGGAATTGGAATAATTAAAATGACAAGCGGAAACCAGTCATTTTATGGCTTTTTGCAAAACGCTACAAATAAACCAGTGGATCCAAAATCAGGAATTAGTAATTTTAAATTACTTTTGGCAAATAATGTGCCTTATGTAGCTGGATTCTCAGAAGGGTTTTCAGATGGATTTGGTTAAACAATAAATAAAAACTTCAAATAAAATGGCAAATACCAGAGCGCAAAACGCTACATTAATAACAACAAACATTCCTGACAATAACGAAAAGTTAGTTACTCCTTCAAAAGTTCGGGAAGTTGAAAATGCTTTAAATAATTCAGGGGTAAATATCAATGGCGATACTTTTGCGGAAGATGCAGTTTTTGAGTTTAACAACGGCTCAAAGTTAAGAGAAGGGGTTATTCAGCATGGTTTTGGCGGTGGCATTGCTCGAGTTTGTGCAAACGATAAAACAGACCAATGGGAGGATGGAGTTAGATATTTGACTTCAACAACTGGCAGTTTTAATACCGTTGTTTATGCCGAAAGCATAAATGATGTAAATCCAGATGAATTTTATGATGAAACTTTAGGTTATGCAGTTGGTTCAAGATGGAAAAACTTAGTTACAGGCATTGAATATTATTGTACAGTTGCAACTGAAGATGAAGCAGTTTGGGTTCCACTTTCTGGAAGTTATGAACCAGTTGCAGTGGATTTGGTGGAATTTTCTGAATTAAATATACAAGATGCAACATTTTCAACTACAGGTAATATTGTAAATTTACATGGTAGATTAAGACCTAGTACAGCTGGTGCACCAACAGGCACTATGAGTGCAAACTTTCCACTTCCAACTGGCTTACGTGCAAAATTGAGCAGCTTGGCTGTAATTACAACGGTACCTTTAAATCTTTTTTCAGCGGCAGATATTACTGCAGCTTCGATTGCTACATCGGCTGTAAATGCAAACTGTTTTATAAGTTTTAGTATCGGAGCAAGTCCAGCAGCATTAGGAAGTGACAGTATTATATTTCATTTACAGTACGAAACTGATTTTCTTTAAAATCAAACTCAATGAAAAACCTATTAATACTTTTTGGCCTTATTCTGATTTCAATGTCAGGATGCAGGCAGGACCAGAAAACAGAATTGCAAGAAATCAAAGATTCAGTTCAATTGGTCTTTCAGGAAAATGACTATGTTATTCCAAAGGATTACAACCTTACAATTAAACCAAATAGATTCGGAAGGGCTGCAATTGTGGATATTAGCAAGAAAGTGGCAAGGCTCAATTATGTAGTTGATTATGACCTTTATGTCGCACTTGGTAGCAACGATGCAGCGTGCTCAACGTATGTGCTTAATAACCATAATCTGGCAATGGCAGCGTATAAACCTGCTAACATTTTCACTAAGATTGCAAGGATTGAAATCTTAAAGGTTCCAAGCGTTTACACACCAATAACAAACATCTATTTGCTTTTAAACAGCTTCAATAACAACTACTGGCAGCTTCCAAACGTGGATGCCAGTATATTGTTATTTAATAAGCCATTGGGTGGACTAGCCTTTATTGGTGGGGTAAATAGTACAAGCGGCAGGTCGGCAGTTTGTGGGGTTTATGCCCAAAACACTTTTTTTAATAGCTTTATAATCGCTCACGAACTTGGTCATTATTTTGGTTCACCGCACACTCACGATTGTTGGAAAATGCCTAATGGAACAACAGCAAGAATAGATAGCTGCTTTACTGGGTGTGGTCAAACAAGTACAAAATTTACTTTAAATGGTACGGTTATGAGTTATTGCTATAATCGGGGAACAATTAAAATGCCTCTTGAATTTCATCCAAGGTGTATAGATACGATGCAAAAAACTTTAGCTAAGAATTCCAGTATTCCAATTGAAGGAAGTCCTGAGCCTCCTGCCATAACAAGAATAATTACCTATTCTGGCACAACTCATTCAGGAATAACAGCAAACGCAACTGATGGCAATTTGACAACGAGGTATTTAACAACTGGACCTTTTCGAGTTCAATTTACTTATTCGGCTCCTGTTTCAATTACAAATGTGTTTTTAAATTCTGGATTCCAAGGTGGCAGTCCAAACCAAACATTGACATTGACAGTTGATGGGGTAAATGTTCCATTAGGATTTACACCAAACATAAACTTTTCCAAGGCAATTAATGTCAATGGAAAAGTATTTGAATTAACTACAACCGGAACGGGTAATATATCACGAGTTTTTGAAATCGGAGTAAAATAAAAATATGGGTCCATTTCCTTTTATAAGATTTGATCAAGCTGAAATTAACGGCAATTTTGGTGATGAATATGCTTATCGCAAAAGTCAAATTCAAGTATTAAATGCTTTTTTTGTTGATAACTTTTTTGTTGGTTATAAATTTTTTATTGCAGTTGATGAAATTAGAAATTTTATAAAATATAGAAACGAACCTCCAAATTTTGCCTCATTAGAATTGGTTTTACCAAGCCCTTACCCGACAAGGGTAGGCTCAGAGGTTTACACTTTAAAAATTGCTATTCAACAAAATAGTGAATGTTTTATTGAAATAATTTTCAATTTAACCGATGGAGTTGTAACGGCAAGCGATACCGTTTTTACAGCTGGTCCCGATCAATTAGAGTCCGCTACAATAAGACCGTACATAGCTGAAGAATTAAATATTGCAAAAACCCTATTTGTTTACAATCAAAACGGGGCCGCAATATTTCCAGATACCTTTACTTATAATCCATCAACAGGAATAGCAGAAAGAAGGCTTCTAAGGGCTTACGATTGGGAATACAACACATCAACAAACCGACCTCAAAGAGATGGTGTAACTGATTTACGAGTGCTTCCAAAGACCATTTTTCATCTAAGGGAACTAACTCAAATTGAAAAAGCAATGGTTTCATTCTTTCTTGAAAAGCCAATCAAAGAATCTATTACAAATGATGACTGGAATGATACTAATATTTATTTACCTGCATTGCCGGGCGATTGGGAATTTAATTTCATAAATGTTAGTTCATCAAAAAAACAACTTTCAGTTTCAAGTGCAGAAAATGAAATATCATTTGTCCTTGCTGGAATAAATGTTTCTGATATATGGTATTTTCAAAGATTTGTTAACCCAAATTATACAAAAAGTAATAATCAAACAGAATTTCAATGGAACATTGCAATAAATAGTTTTACTGGTATATATGGAACTGTTTTAGACATAATGTCATTAGTTGATAATAATGTCTCTGATATAATTCTTTATGGAGGGAATGAACAATACATAGGGATAACATCATTAATTACAATTCCTTTTGCAAGCTTAGATGTTAGTACAAGCAGTTATTTATTTGCTGATTCAATTGAGACCTACTTAAATGCAAATGGGTTTCCAACCACTTATACAACCGAAACAATATCAGGGCAAATTGTTTTTAAATTTGTAACAACGGCGAGTATATTAGAAAAAGGAATTATTGCTTTTTTATCATATGATAATTCACCATTTTCTTATGCAGAATTTGATGGTTTGCCTCCAGATTTAGCAAGTCTTTTAAGTGGTACAGACCCAGCAAATCCTAACACTGGAAAGCTTTATAAAACGGTTTTTTACGATTATGACCAATGCGAATTTGGAACGGTTGAAAATGAAGAATTGTTTAACCTGACAATTAGGTCAGGCGATTCTTATCAAATTAACATTCCAAGCAATTTTATTTTTGAGCCTGAAATTGGACCCGATAGCGACCAATTTCCAAGAATTGGAATCTTTGATTGTAATGGTCAGTATTTGCAGGATATTGGGAGTTTAAAAGGTCCTTATAATAGGACTTTGCAATGGAATATTGCATGGGATTCAACGACAGAAGATTACTATGGTATTTATACTCTAATGGCAAATATTGATGCTGGAAACCACGTTATTACTTTAGCCGCAGCAACCGACCAAAATGCACTAGTATACACTCTTATTATAATTCCAAACGCAAGTTTGGATACATCTGGAACTGATTTTGAATTTGCAGATTCAATAGCAAATTATTTAACAGCCAATGGTTATCCAACAATTTGGGATTCTTTTGAAATTGAATTTACTGTTATTAGGTTTTTTACCACAGTTCCATATATTTTAGAAAACGCATTAGTTGCAGTCATTTCAGTACCAGAAAAAATTTCCTTTCCAACAATTGCTCCACCTGCAAATCAATATGAAGCCAGCATCACAATCCCACCACTCGCAAACAGTAATTACTTTATTGGAATCTTTCAAAGCTATATAGATGAAGGCGATAATTATTCCAGTTTATTGGCAATTTCACAGCCCTTGCAATTGGATAATTTTGAAACCTTTACTCAGATTCTTGAATATGGAGCAAGTGAAAATTCAGTAATTGAGGGCTTTGAATATATTAATGGTTGGCTTCAAAGAATCAGAGTTCCATTAAACGGAGCAGGTCAAACCTCAAAAAGTGAGGAAAGCATTTACAGAAATTCAGATGGTACTTTTCAAATTCCTGAAAATAGTACAGACGAAGTTATATATTTGCATACTGATTACTTAGACTTAGCAACACAAAGAGCCATGATTTCCGCCACGAAAAACCCAATCTTTGTTTTACAAGGTCAAAATTTATCAGTTCAGGGAGATCTTGAAATCACCAACACTCAGGATTTTACCCAAAATTCATCCTTTCGGAAATTGCAGCAAATGCAATTCCAGGCACTTACACAGGGTTACCAGCCCGAAAATAATTCCTGTATAGGATAAAATACTAAAATGATTTTTAATTGTCCGGAGGATGTTTGTTACACAAACTTTCCTTGCGATATTGACCAAAAAGCCAAGATTGTTGATCTTGTGTTGGTCCAAAAACAATATGCCAGTGAAGTTGATAAGACAAGCGGGGAAACTATGCTTGACTCTTTCAATATTATGGCAGTAAATGGCAAAGCGCAATTAATCCTAAATATCAATGGTGAAAAACCATTGCCAGAAACTACCGAATTGCCTGGTAGGGGATTACAAGAAATTAAAGTTGGTTCAAGTAGCCACACTATTAATTTTGACGATTATCAGGGCGTTATTAACATTGATTTTTACAATCAAATCAGAAAAACAAGTCAGAATTATGACCTGTATTTCTTAACACCTGGGTTAATTTGGGATGCAAGTTCCAAGCAAATAACAATGTATGGAAATGCAGTAATTGCTAATGATTTGAAGGCGTTTATTATGTCTCAGGGCAAGATCAAATGGACCGCAAATGGCGATCCTTCTGCTATTGTAACTGATGAAAATTTGATTGAAGCGTTTTCGGTTCCATTGGTTTATTCATTTGGTGTTGAATCAGTTGAATTAAGTACAACCGATGGTTCTACAATTTCAGGCACTTGGGACGCAACACTTAACAAGACTTTGGTTTCAGGATCGGTTCCTGATATTGAATATTCTATAATTGATTATCCAATTGAAAATGCAAGTTTAGGGCTGATTTTTGACACATTAACAGGTGAATATGAAATGACACCTAGCGACCCAGGGGTTTATTCATTTAGCGTTTTGGTAGCAAATTCAGTTTCTTGTATTACAGGCCAATTGCAGGTAACAGTCACGGTTCAATCAACTTAAAAAAATGATAGAAGTAATTCAGGGTTTATCCAATTTGTTGAACAATTCTAAGTATAGAAATGGTCAATCGGAATTTGCAATTGAAATCAGGGAAAAGGCGAAACACCTTAGACCTCATTTTGAAAACAAATACCCTGAATTCCTTCTTCAATATCAGCATCCAGGGGAAGAACTATGGATGAAACAACACAGGGCAAACAACTGGCAAAGCCCTACAATTGCCGCTACTGGAAGGGTTCAAACAAGCTGCCAAAAGATTCAACAATCTGATGACTTTTCAATCAAATGGAACGAATCGGAATCAGAAACTGGAATCATTAAGGAAAACGGTTTAGAAAAGTATTGCAAAGAGGATCTGCCAAAGTTTAAAAACTTAGAGGATTGGACTTTTTCAATTTACCTTAAACAGCTTTTTGAAGATGCAAATTCTGTTTTTCTGGTTTTGCCTGATTTGTCAGATTTTATTGAGAATCAAACTCCATTAGATTTTACAAAACCTTACCCGCAATTATTTGAATCCGATGACATTATTTATCACAAATCCGAGGCATTAATTGTCAAATTGGATGACATGAAAAAGGATGGTTCTAAATGGAATCGGTTTTTATCCGTTACCATGTCAGGAATTGTTTTATCGGTTCAATACATAGCATACCAAGACGATATTGATGCTTTTAAACATTATCCGGTTGCTTATGCTTTCCAAGATTTTCCAGTTGTCAGAACAGGCCTTAAATTAGACGAAATAGAAAATGGCTCACTAGTTTACGATTCGTTTCTTGCGCCTTGTCTTACATCATGGAATAAAGCTTTAATGAGGTCTGATGACCTAGAAGCGAATTGGGTAATGCACGCAAACCCTCAGAGATGGAGAATCAAATCTGATGAATGTAAAACCTGTAATGGAAGGGGAACTGTTGCTGTAAAAAAAACAAACGAACTAACCCAATGTAATTCATGTTTAGGAACTGGCACAGGCTCAGAAGGTAGTTCATTTAATCAGATTGAAATATCGTTACCAAAGACAAGTGTAACCAGTCCAAATGCGCCTCAGATACCATTTCCACCAGCTGGATATATTAAGCGAGATGATGACGCAATTAAAAACCTTAAACTAGAAGTAAACGACAAAATCTTTGAAGGATTTCAGGCAATTGGTCTTGAATTGCTTTCAATAGTTCCAACGGCTCAATCTGGCATCGCCAAGCAATATGACCGCAAAGAAATCAATACTTTCTTTTATCAGGTTGCTATAATGGTTCAGTACGGTTATACACATACAGCCAAGCTAATTTATAACCTTAGATATGCAATTACCATTGATTCACTAGGGGGAATAAGCGAAGAAAAAAGACTTGCATCATTGCCAGTTGTTACTATTCCATCTGACTTTGATATTCTGACAATGGAAATGTTAGCTGCTAATTTATCGGTTGCTAAAAAAGACAACTACGATCCTATTATAGTTTTTGGAATTGAAAGACAATATACTGAAAAGCTATTTGGTGAAGATTCTGACGAGGTTAAATTAATGTATGTTGTGAAAAATGTTGATCCTTTGTATGGCAAAACAATGGACGAAAAGATTTTAGCCAAAGATTCAGGCGGATGTAGTGCAATAGATTTCACCCTTTCTTGCCAGATTTCAGGCTTTGCAAATCAACTCATTGAACAAAATCCAGACTGGTTAAATAAAAAACTACCAGATCAAAGAACTGATTTGGTAAAAATGGCAACTGAAAAGCAAGCTGAAATAAACAAGTCAATTGTTCCGATTACGACTGATGTCAGGGCTTTTGCTTAAAAAAAGCAGCTAAGTATTTAACTATTTGAATTTTCAAATACTTATATTTACTTTTGTTGCATGGTTTTGCCATTCGATCACATTTATTTTATTAGCCTAAACAAATCAAGCGGCCTGAAAAGGCGAAAGTTACTGATTGAGCAATTTGATAGACTTGAAATAAAAGATAAAAGCGGCAATAAACCAGAATGGATAATTGCAGACGATGGATCTAACCCAAGCCATTTTATTGACAATTCGTATCGAAAAAAGAACCTAAGACGTGGGGCCGTTTCTATATCGGAAGTCGGTTGTTTTTCAAGCCATAGAAAAACATGGCATAAGTTTTTAGAATCTGGTTTTGAAAACTGTTTAATACTTGAGGACGATGCTTTGTTTTCCGATTTGTCAATCTTTAAAAATTGGGATAAAATGCCCGATTGGGATTTCGTAAACTTTGGGTTTATAAGGAATAAGGCATCTATTGAAGATTCAATTGAAATTGTAAAAAACGAAAACTTTCATGGTCTTTGGTCCGGTTCCGGCATGTGGCTTACTCATGCTTATTGCATAAATCAAAAAGCCTGTCAAATCTTATTGGAAGAAACTCAAACGCAAACAGGCGGCCTAGATTGGCAATTAACAGGCATACAATCCATGTTTAAAACTTACGGTTTTATGCCTGGTAAAATAACTCAGCAACCTTTAAAAGTTGCACCATCTCAAATTCATCATACATCTTAATAATAAATATATGACTTTAGAAGAAGTAAAGGCAAAGGCACAAAAAAACCCTTTGGCAATGGTTACTGTTTTTCGCAAACTGGTAAACCCAAAAACAGGAAAGGTGATCTGGAACACAAGGGAATTCCTTGCTAAACTGGTTTACAAAAACCTTTCATTACCATTTGAAAGAAGAAGTTCAGGATGGAAAAGGGTTTATCTTGAAAAAGCTGGTGAATTTACCCAAGATAATTTTGAACCAAGATTTGATAAAAATTCTTTGTCTGACCCTGCTTTAATTCAAGCTTTAAAAGATGCTGGATTTGAAAAAGTATCTGAACCAGTTAAATCTTTGGATCCAGTTTTAAGCCCTCAAATGTCGGATGCTGAAATGCTGGAATACCTTAAAAATAAAGGTGCAATTCATGGAAAGGTGAAATTGAAAAATGATGAACCGGAAGCCGAAACATTAGAAACCGAAACTTTAAATCCAGAATAATGAAAATCGCAGATTTTTTAAAGCGTCAAGCCAAAAGTGCTGGCATTGAAAGTCAAAAGGAATTGACTGAATTTTTGGAAGCCAATAAAGATGCTTTGGCTGGGTTCGATATTCCCGATGTGGCTGTCAATTTCATTGTCGATAACCTTTGGACTTTGGAGGTTGCAAAAACCAAGGACGAACTCAAGAAGCATTTTGCTGGTCAAATGTTACCAGGGATTGAACAAGGCGCAATGGAAAGAGCAAAAGCAATGGGAGTAAGTGATACTAAAATTGCTGAAATTCATGCAGAAACTCAATCCAGCGGAAAGAGGGTAAATCTTTACTTGGAAGCGGCAAACGAGATCCTTAAAGAAGCTGGAAAAAAGCAAAAAGGTAGTGAGGAATTCATGAGGCAAATTCAAGAGGAACAAAACAAAGTCCTTGCCTTAGAAAAATCCAAAGTTGAAGAAATCACTGCTTTAAAAAGTAAATACGAATCTCAATTTGAGGATTTGACATGGCAAAATGAAATCGGAAAAGTCAAATGGAATAAAGCTATTCCGGAAGATATTCGATCTATTGCTTTAAAAAATGCAATAAATAAAGAAGTTGAGAAGTCAGGTGGAAAACTTGTTTTTGATGCTGACAAACGAACCTTTAATATTGTAAACGCAAATGATGCTTCAATGCAGGTGTCTAAAGATGGAAAAATTTTGGATTACCAAACATTATTTCCTTTAGCTTTGCAAGAACATAAACTTTTGGATATTGAAATTCCTGGTGGTGCAGGAAACCCAAATCCAGGCAATCCATTTTTTGTACCACCTACTGGTGGACAAGGCAACGAACCAAAGATTCCAGAATACATTCTGAGTTCTTTAGGCAGCGCAAATAAGGCTGTCGATTTTTCCAAACAATAAAAAATGTCAGTAAATTTAGCCTATGTTCAGGCGGCTCTTTTGATATTAGCCTCTGATGATGGCATAACAAATGCTTTGTCTGCAAGGACAAACACAGGTATTTTGGGTGCTTTATTAACACCTGAAAACAGATCGTATGCACAGCAATTAAGGCTGGCAAATGATAATGGAACAGGACATATCAGAGAGGTACGGGTTGCTACTAAGCAGCGTTTAACCCTTGCAGATAATCCTGATCTTGAAATGGATGGTTGCGAGTTTGGCGATGAAATGCCATACTTGGAAGAAACGGTAACAATCACGCAACAAGCAGCTGCAGGTTTTACAATTTCTGAGGCTCAGATCAGGCTTTATCCTGACTTGGTTACAAGATTGCAAAGCATTACAGGATCAAACATTCCAGCTCAAATGGTAATGATTGGTCGTAACCTTCCAGAAGGTCGTCAAATCATTCAGGCAATACGAGAAATCACTTTGAACTTCTCTTTATCTTACGATTCATTGATCCAAAAAATGAATGTTATTCTATTGAATGACTTTGTTTCAAAAGTTGGTGACTGGAAGGGCGGATCCGCTTCAAAAACATACACCGTTCAAACTGCTGCTGCTTATGCAAGTGGAAACGGAACGGTAGATGCTGGTGAATTGTTCCGATGGAAGCAAGACCTTAGACAGCAAATGTTGATGGGAACGCCTCATACAATTTCTGGTTTTGGTCCTTTGGATCGAATAGTTGCTCAAAACGCTGAATACTTTGGTCAGGGTGCCAATGGTGTTGATTACGGTTCACTTGTTGCAAATGCAAATCAAATCAGTCGTTATTTTGTTGATCAAAATATTGCTGACGTTTTGGGATCTGAAAATGATGCCTTGATCTTTATGCCAGGTTCTGCCAATTTCCTTCCATACTTACAGTATGTTGGATCATTTGGTAAAATTGGCGTAATGGATAGGTTCACAATGCCAATTCCAACAGCTCCCGGGCTTGAGGTAGATGTTAAAATCTTGCCAGTTGAATGTGATGAAATTTACCAGGTTAAATTTGGTTTGCACTTTGAACTTTACATTCCTGAAATGGAGTTGTTCAAGTCAAGCGATTATTTAAGCGGTGTAAACGGAACATTCCAAGCGGTTTTCAATCAGGCCAGTTAGGAAACGCCTTTTCCGATGGTTTTTCGGATGGCTTCAGCTAATTGGCCAAAATAGAAAAAGCCCTGACAAAATCGGGGCTTTTTTCATTATCTGTACACCAAATTTAACAATTACAAATTTTCCATAAATTCCCAGGCCTTAATAACTTTAGATCTCAGGTTTTCAATATCAGAATCATTTCTATAAATCGGAATTGTATAAAGTCTTTCATTTTCGGGAACATCGTATTTCCATTCCGCTAAATTACAATCAAAATCAAATCCAGGATAACGATTTCTAAAAGACTTCATGTCGTAAATCATTAGCCTTTCCAATTGAGCACATTTTGCCTTGTATTCTGGATTTGTATCTTGTTCACCAAGGCATCGCATAGCATAAGCTAATTTTCGTTTTTCATCCAAAATAAGGTCGGCAGTAGCATTTTCAAGGCAATAGCGAATGTTTGCCATTGTTGCGCATGTTAACCACATATAGGACTGCATTTGCCAGTAATACAGCTTATTTAATGGTTTATTTTTAGAACGGTTAAAACTGTAAATATCCCAACTTGCCTTTGTGTCCTCAATGGTAATTATTTTGCCCTCTTTGTCTTTTATAAGAAAGTCAGGAGTTCCGCAAATCCATTCGTTTTCAAAAGTTATTTCATTTTTCACAAAATTCACATTAGAAGCCAAAGAAACCGTTGTAATCGCATCCTCTTCAACCTCATTTCCTTTTTCGATGTACTTTGAATAAATTTCTTCATTCCTTTTGTACTTCCACGAAACCCATGTATTTATAACATGGGTTTTTGCACCTTCGCTTAAATTACCAGCGTCTTTATCTGCTTTCAATTTGGGCTCAGTCATTAAATGACCGTTTCCACTTGCTCTGAATTTAGGCTTTGTTTGCATCTATTATAAAGATTTTATGGTTTTCAATAACTGGATGCAATTCGATTTTCAATTCGTCCGAAAACGATTCCAAAAGCTTTTCAAGTTCGTCAATTGAGGTTTGCCGTTCAATTAATTTTGTGGCCCTTTCAACTTCATGATTAATTTCTGGTTCTGAATTGTCAATATAAGAAACTTCCAAAGTATCGGGATTGTCAATTACTCCCTGATCTGTAATAACAGCTTTTTGCATTTCAACGGACAAAGGGGCAAACTTTGAAAGAAGCAGTTTTAAAACCGTTTTAAGAGCCATTGAATCAAAATCATCCTTCCATAAGCCCCGACCAGATTTAAAGGTCTGGCTAAAGCGTCTGCCATGCTGATTCAATTCCTCAGTGGTCATGTATAAAGTTTTTTCAAAACCGTTTAACAACTTGAAATAAGAAGCATATCCAATTGGGTTCCCTTTTTTTGGCTGCTTAAAATCAAATACAAATCCGGTTAATGGATTTTCTTCAATTAATTGCCCTTCAAAAATAGGACTTGCTGAAATGGTAAGAAATTGTCCCGACCTTTGAGCCAATTGAATAAAGCCCCGATAGCCCATTTGAAATTGAGCATCTTTACCGTATGGCACAATGTATGCAAAACCTAAATTGTTGTTTATTGGCAAGTCTAAAGTAGCCGCAACACAGGCCGCATTAAATACGCTTTGAGGACTTGCATTTTGCAGATATGAGTTATTGCTCACAATTTGCAAAACCGATGTCATAAATGCTGATGAACGCTTCCCTAAAAGCTCATCAAATTTTTTCTTTACTGCATCCTGCATAAAGAATTGTTTGGCAGTAACTACCTGATTTGATTTGTTTTCCATTTGCTAAAGTTAAAAATTTTATGTGAAATTTAAAAGGGCCGAAGCCCTTATTTTATTGATGTGATAACCAGCTTGCTAAATCTTTTTCGTCTTCTTTAGCTTGCTCGATTTCCATTTCATATTCATCTATTTTGTTATCATAGATTTCTTTGATTTCATCTAAGCCAGCAACACAATAAGCGTAACCACCTGAATCAATGCCATAAACCCGATCAAAGGCGAAATAAACATCCATTGAGTAAGTTCCATCGGAAAAAGTTTTATTAGGCTCGTATGCCTCTGGTAAACAGTCTTGAAATTGTTTTGCAGTTGGTTTGTTTACAACCGATATTAGTCCAAGGTCAATGCTTTCGTCTATTGATAATTGAAAGAAAGCTTTTAAATTTTGTTCTGTCATTTTTGTAAGTGTTAAAATTTGATGCTGCAAAGATATAATTAACTTTTTAATCTTGCAAGTTTTCCAAATAAATAATTAAAAAAAGATCAAAAAAAAATAGCCCGAAAAATTCAGGCTAGTTTAATTATTTAACAACTTGTTTTATGGACATCAAGATTTTACAGGCTTCTTTTTGCCTTTTGCATTTGGCCTTTTTTGAGCCTCTGACATAATTTGATTTGCCAGTTTAATATTATATTCATTGTCGAATGGTTTAGGCTTATCATGGCCCGGGTCCGTTTCAAACAAATACTTTTTCTTTGACAGGCAATAGTCTGGAATGCTATACTTCCTTGCAAATTCTGCCCATGTTAAAATACTTACTACTTTTTCCGCTTTTGCCATTCCTATTTTTATTTTAGAAAGTTGCAAAGTAGCTTACTTAAAATTACATTCGCAAATTAATGGCAAGATTTTCAATGAAAATTTTAAAACGTGAACAAATAGGAGGATTTAAACCCTATGAAGGAACTGAGGATCAATTCCAGATTGCCGTTGCTCAATACCTGGATTTAAAAGGGCTATTGTGGACACATCCAGCCAATGAACGCAAGACCAAAACCTATACAACCAAAAAAGGGGTTACGTTTAGTTTGGAAGGTATTTTCCTGACTAAAAAAGGAGTAAAAAAGGGAGTTCCGGATTGTCTTATTTTTGAACCACGTAAAGGATTTGCCGGATTCTTTATTGAATTAAAATGTGGCAAAAATAAACCAACTGAACATCAAATATTATTCCTTGAAAATGCAAAAAAACGAGGTTACAAAACTTTGATTACTTGGTCTTTAGATGAATTTATTTTTGAAATTGACAAATATTTATCATAAAAACTTGCAAGGAAAAATAATAAAGTTATACCTTTGGCAAAAATTTTAACAAATAACAAAATGAATATTAATATCGATTGCGAAGAAGTGAATGTGGTTCCTTTTGGGGTTCAAAAAATAACTCTTCAGATTACGGCTGCCGACATTGCGAAAATTTTAGATCAAATTGGTCTTGAAAAGGTTTTTGAACATTTTAACATTATAGCATACAAAAAATGAAAAAGCAACCAATTGAATTAATACAAGGTCTCCGAATTGGAGTTGGTGCGGGTCGTTTAATTTTATCCCATAAAATTGTTGATGAAGATGGTTTGGAAAGGTGGGCTATTAATTACCATTTAACAGTTGATGGACCTATTAGAGATGCTTTCTATTTGTCTGCAAATGTGTTGCGATACATTGCCAAAGTTGAAACTCTTGAAAGGGATTTAAAAAGTTCCAAAGAATATTCAAGACGTTTAAAAATCCGCAAAGAAGAACTGGAAACTCAATTGGCAAAATCTGAGAACCTGCGAGATGTGGCTCAAAGGATCAATAATCAACGGATTGATGAACTTGAAAACGAATCAGTTTCTTTTCTGGAAAAATTTGTTGATTATAAAAAAGAAATTAATCAAACCATTGAATCTAAGGACAAGCAGTTTAGCCAGTTGCATTCAATAATTGAATCTGAGCAAAAGCAAAATAAAATAGCTTTTAAAATTATTGATAAGCTGAAGTTTTGGAATATGGTTTTAGGATTATCCGGTTTAATGTTTTTTGCATTGTGGCTTTCTGCAATGTATTTTTAGTTATATTTGCATTGCCGAAAGGCCCGATTGGAACTCGGAAAAAAGGAAATGAAGAAATTTAACAGACCTCACTCGATCAGTAATTGGCCGCTTATCCTTGCGGGTTCCACCAATGAAAGTCGGGTGAGGTTTTTTATTTTTTATGATTGAGAATAAAAAGACACTTTTTATACCCGATACTAGGGTTCAAATTGTTTATGAAAAAACAGAAGGAGATCCATTTGGATCTATAGTAATTCAAAAGACAAAAATCGATGATTCTGAAATAGTACAAGATTTAGAATTTTTTGTTGATAAAAATACTATTTTAATAATTCAGGAGTTTTTTATAAAGGTTTCCAATGAATGGATATGAGTTAAGCCGTAACTGGTTTGATTGGTCCTTTGAAAACCCTGAACTAGTTAATCCAAACCATACTGCAATTTATTTTTATGTAATTGACCAATGCAATCGGCTTGGATGGAAGGATAAATTTGGCCTTCCAAGTCAAATGGCAATGGATGCATTAGGTATAAAAAAGCATGAAACTTTTATAAGATATTTTAATGATTTAGTTGCTTGGGGCTTTATTGGAATGGTTCAAAAATCAAAAAATCAATATACTGCAAATATTATAACTCTTAAAAGTGCTATACCAAAAAAGGGGAAAGCATTAGAGAAAGCAATACTTGGGCATAGGGGAAAGCAAACCTTAGGCATAGGGGAAAGCAATAGTAGTATAGATAAACATACAACCTTAAACAATAAACCTAAAACAATACAGGGTTTTGATTTTTCTGAATTTGGTATATTTATTCCCTTAGTTCAAAAATGGATTGAGTATAAAAATTCCAGAAAGGAAAATTATAAATCTCAGGCTAGCTTAAATGCCTTTGTAAAAATCCTTACCAAATATTCAGAAAACAAATTTGAAAATGCTGAAAACATTATTGAACAAAGTATGGCAAATAATTGGGCAGGTATTTTTAAACCAAAACCTGAATTTAACAAATTTGAAAATAAAGATACATCAACCAAATTAACTTTTAAAGGTGGAAAATCAAATAATTGAAGAAATAGTATTGGGTTCAGTCTTACTCGACAAAGAGGCCCAAATTGAATTTTCTAATAGAATTCAATCTGTAAATGTTTTTGAATCGGAGGATCACAGAATAATTGCACAAATATTTTTTGACTTTATAAAAGATTCCAAAAAGATTGACATTGTAACTATTGCGCATGAATTAAAAAGTTTAGGACATTACAAAAATGTCGGAGGTGCAAAAAAGCTTTCTCTACTTTCTCAAAAAGTAGCTTCAACTGCTCATATTGAAGTTCACATATCAATTCTACTTGAAAACTTTTTAAAGCGTGAGATTGGCCAAATAGGGGCAAGGCTTATCAATAGTTCTATTTCCGAAACCGATGACGTTTTTGATACCGTAGCAAAAATTCATGATGGATTGGATAACCTAATGAAACAAGTCATTACAGAGGACGAGAGGACGATACAAACCGTTGTATATGCTGTAAGCCAGAAATGGCAAGAGCACAACGCTACGGGCCTCGCAGGGCTATCTACTGGCATTAAGATAGTAGATGAAAAGACAGGCGGTTTAGTTGATACGGATTTAATCATTCTTGCTGCCAGACCCGGGCAAGGAAAAACTGCTTTTGTTTTATCAATTCTTAGAAACCTATCAATTGCCAATGTTCCAACTGGAATGTTTAGTCTTGAAATGTCAAGTGAGCAATTGATCGAAAGAATGATTAGCCAGGATTCGGATGTATTTGCCTTTAAGATTAAAAGGAACATCTTAGACAACTACGATAGAGAAAGGCTTTACAGTTCCGCAAATCGGGTCAGGAATTGGCCATTACAGATTAATGATGAAGCAGGGCTAAACATAAGAAAACTACGTTCTAAGGCTTTGATGTGGAAAAAGAAGTTTGGTATAAAATTGTTAGTAGTGGATTACCTGCAATTAATGTCGGGGCAAAATAAAAAAGGCCAAAATAGAGAGGGTGAAATCGCTGAAATATCCAGAGGCTTGAAGGTGTTGGCAAAGGACTTAAATATTCCTATCATTGCCTTATCGCAATTGTCCAGAGCAGTTGAATCACGGCCTTCTAAAATGCCTCAATTGGCAGATTTAAGGGAATCAGGATCAATTGAGCAAGATGCAAACATGGTGATTTTCTTAATGCGTCCTGAGTATTACAAAATGACTGAATCAGTTGATTTTGATAACGAATCTTTTCCTGTTGAAAATCTTTGCATTGTTGATATTGCAAAGTTTCGGGATGGGGATACAAGTACTTTTCCAGTCAAGTTCAATGGTCCATTAATGAAGTTTAGTGATTATTCACAAAAAGGTTTTTTATGATAACAGACGAGCAAATAAATGATTTAAAGCCTTTTATTTTGGCTTTTATTAAACTCCAAAAGTCAGGTGATTTAAGGAATAGAGATGTAGTTGCTTTTGCAGAAATTATACTTGAAATTTTAGATTAGAAACAATATGAAAAAACAAACAGCAGTAGAATGGTTAGTTAATGAACTTGAAAATCATCACGTTTTTCACGACATTAAAAATACAGTTGCATATCAGCAAGCCAAAGAAATGCAACAAGAAGAACTTGAAAAGGAGCTCAATAGGTTTTTTCTTTATTTTCGGGAAAATGGCGAACGGTTGTTAGGGGCTTCAATTGAGCAACTTGTTAAATCTTATTTGAAAAGCAGATGAAGACAAAAATATTAAAATAGTCAAATAAATTTTATTAACAATATTTGCAACGATGAAAACAATTAATTTTAAAGGCATAGAATACCCTATATGAAAATTCCACACCTAATGCCATTTCAAATGGAACCGTTTAATGGTGACCATTTTATTGAAAAAAAGTTTTTAGCCCTTCGTGATAAATTTAAAATAAAAACAATTGTCGAAACTGGAACTTGTTTAGGATCATCAACTATTTTTTTTGCTAAAAACTTTGAAAATGTAGTAACAATTGAGGCTAATCTGGAATATCAATTGATTGCCATTGAACGCTGCAAAAAGCAAGGTTTAGATAATGTTACATTCCTTTTGGGAGATTCCTCAAAACTTCTTTCTGATGTTTTGCAGAAATTAGGTAAAGATAATGTTGGTTTCTTTTTGGATGCTCATTGGGGTAACAATTGCCCATTGATTGCAGAACTGGATCAAATCGGCAAAAGCGAAGTAATACCAGTCATTTCCATACATGACTTTTACACCGGGGATGAAAGACTTGGATTTGATTCGATTCACGGACAAAGGTTTGAATATGAATGGATTTTACCACTTGTTTCTACAATTGGAATATTCAACGCTGAATACAACACATTTGCTCAAAGTGCAGGTGCTAAAAGAGGGGTTATTTATTTGAGTCCTGTGGTATGATCAGGTTGTTTATAAATAAATATAAGGACAAACACATTGCCCGAAATAAAGAGTTGGAAAAGTGTTTTTCCTTTAATCAAAATGTTTTTGGTGCGGATAATGTCATATCATTTCAGTCCAGACTTTCTTTTGCTGACTTTTTTTCAAAAGTTAATCTTTTGGCTGAAGAATCGGATATTTCAATAATTGCAAATTCTGATATCTACTTTGAAAGCCTCGATCATTTTGAAATGATTAAGGAAAATGAGGTCTATGCACTTTCAAGATGGGATGGAAATACACTTTATGACCGTGAAGATTCACAGGATGCTTGGGTATTTAGGGGCAAAATAAAACCAATACCAGATTGTAATTTTGGTCTTGGTATTCCAGGTTGTGACAATGCAATCGCTGAAAGGATTTCAAGGTCTGGTTATACTGTTTTGAATCCTTCCAAATCAATTAAAGCCATACATTTGCACTCATCAAATATCCGAAACTATGACCACAGGACGGTTGTTTCAAAACCCTATCTTTTAATTAAACCCCATTACCTAAATGAAAATCCTACATATCGGTCTGTTTGACAATCACGAGCCACAGACGAGCCTTAGAAACGCTCTTCGTGGGATTTCGACCCATTACGAGGAATATAACTTTCCTTCGCATAAGGGGCGATTAGTTCAAGTAATTCAAAATGCATTGATGCGAACAAAATTTGATGTTTTGTTTCTACAAATTCAATCAGATAAAGTACTTTCCCTGTCTCAGATTAGAACGATTTCTAAAAAAGGAATAAAGATTTTCAACTTTACTGGAGATGTAAGACAACCAATTCCAAGATGGTATCATGAACTTGCACCATACGTCACAACTCTATTTTCAAATAAAACGGATTCTGACTTGTTCAAGTCTTTGGGTTTTAAATCTGAATATTTTCAGATTGGATATAATGAAGAATTTTATAATACAACAGGTCCAAAGATTGCAGGACCGGAAATAGTTTTTATGGGTAACAACTACCCTGGTATGTTTCCGCTTTCTGGATTACGTATTGAAATGGTTGAACTTCTTCAAAACAAATATGGTTCTCGTTTCGGAGTTTATGGCAATGGCTGGAAAGGGTCGAAATGGCTAGATCAAAATACCGAGGCTGGCATTTATAGAAATTGTAAAATTGCAATTAACCTTTCACATTTTGATTTAAAAAGATATTCAAGTGATCGGCTTTTCCGAATACTTGGATCTGGTGCTTTTTGTCTTTCTCATAAATTTCAGGAAATTGAAGAAGAGTTTACAAATGATTCCGATTTGGTTTACTGGTCAAATCTTGAAGAACTCACAAAACTGATTGATATTTACCTTTCCTACGAAGCCCAACCAATCAGGCAATTAATTGCAAATAATGGGAACCAACTTTGTGAATCAAAATACACTTGGAAATACCGAATCGAAATACAACTTTTACCGTTAATTAACGCATGAAAAACTGGATCAAAGAACTAAAAAAAATAATCCCAGTAACCGGGCATTCTCAATTTGGTGAAGAGACATACATCGATTTCATCTTCAAAAATATCGGACCAGGAAAAAGAAGGTATCTTGATGTCGGTGCAGGTGGATATGGTGGTACAATCAGCAACACACGGACTCTACAAGAGGCTGGATGGTCTGGAATAGGGTTTGACATGAATGCACATTCACCTGGTATTATACAGGCATTTGTGAAGCCTGACAATATTGTAAGTCTTGTTCAATCAGAAACAAAAGAAACAGAATTTGACTTTCTGAATATTGATATTGATTCCTTCGATTACGACATACTTGAAGAACTTTTAAAGGCTTTCAAATTCCGGTTAATTGTTGCTGAATTTAATGCAACATTGGCCATTGATGTTAAATTGAAATTAAAGTATGAGGATGGATATACATGGGATGGAACCAATAAATATGGCTTTTCATTTGCAGCAGGGATGCACCTTTTTGAAAAATATGGGTATATTGTTATCTTTAATCAGGTAAATAATAATCTTTTTGCAATCCATTACACAGAATTAAATGATCAACCCATTCCGAAAATTAAGGCAGAACGAGTTATGTATCACGCTTGGAACCCAAAAGCGGAATGGCAGGTCATTGAAGAATAAAAGTAGTTTTTCATAAATAGAAAGGGTTAAAGATTTAAAAGCCAGATTTATTTTAAGTCTGGTTTTTTTATTCCCTAGAATTCGATGGAATTAAGTTTATGGCCTAATTCCCCGATTCTGAACAACGGCTGCATCAGAATAATTGAACGCCAAACCCTCGCCTTGTAGGTTCAATTGATTAGCCCAAATCTTAATAGCATCAATAAATTGACTTTCAAAAGTTGCCATGTTTGCATTGGTAATTTCCTGATTACTTTGAGTAAACCAATTAACCCGATTTGATGAAAGCTTAGACCACAAAGTTTGTTTGCAAAGTAAATTCGTCCAGGAATCCAGCAAATCTTCTTTTTGAGTGGCAATAAAAGCATCTAAAGAAGCGATTAATTCAGCATCCCAATAAACCCCTGATTGACTGCTATCATTATTCCAACCGTTTCCTTTAACGTAATTTAATGGTGCGGTTAATGGAAATATTGAATAACCAGACAAAACCCAATTGGAAAACTGACCTGGGCAAAAGTCCATTAAATCACCAAATCCAAAAAAGCCATAATCCATAAATGAACCATTTAAAGTTGGTAAATTGGTGCAATCAACCAATAAGGCAATATTGATTTTATCAAATTCAGAAAAAAAGGTTTCGTTTATTGAAATCCGATTCATTCCAGGTTTAATTGTTTCGGTCAATTGTTTTAAGATTTTACCATCCTGAGTTTGAACCAATCGAATATCGACATAAGGAACATCGCTTTCACCAGAATTATAAACCAAAATGTTTTTGATTTTTAAGCCCAAATAGCGAGATCCGGCAATTGAAGCAATACAGCCTCTATAAATTTCCTCAGCAGGTTGGCCTTCTATTTCTGCCCATTGTTGCACAAAAGGTTTTTGTGTCTGGTAAAGAACCTGATCAAACCTTGCGGATCCTGATTTTACCAAAGCATCCTGAACAACTGTTTTAAATCGGAGGTAAGCAGATTCTTGTATGTCGTTCCAAACTTGCTTAAAAGTGATTTGATCCTGACTGGCTATTTTGTCCATCAACTCCGTACTCATTCCCGGGAACTGGTTTATAAATATTCCAGATTCAGGAGTTACACCACAGCTTCGAATTCCAACGTAATCTAAAAGAGGATTCATTTTAATATTTTTTGTAAAAGTACGGAAAAAAGAAATATTTAAAATATTGGTTTTTATTTGCTAAACTTGCAACATGAATTTAAAAGAAACAAGTCCAAAGCAGCTTTATTATATTGAAAAAATAGGCTATAAACTAGCAATGGAAATAGTTATTAAAAACCATTATTTGCATAGGCAATCCCCTTGTTCTTTTGCCTTTGGGTTATTTTGTAAACAATCAAAAGATATCATTGGAGTTGTTATTTATGGAACTCCATCTTCAGCACCATTACGGGGCGGAATTTGTGGTTTAGATGAAAAAGAAAATGTAATTGAACTTACAAGACTTTGGATAAAAGATGGAACGCCAAAGAATACAGAAAGCTATTTAATTGGGAATACAATCGGAAAAGTTGATAAGCAAATAATTGTAAGTTATGCAGAAATTCAGCAAGGCCATTTAGGAATTGTTTATCAGGCCACAAATTGGCTTTATACAGGGCTTTCTGCAAAAAGGACAAATTGGACTATTAAAGGAATAGATAAGCACTGCCAAACCATTGCAGATAAATACACTGCAATTGAAATAAGAGAAAAGTACGGAGATAAATTTAGCTTAGTTGAACGACCTAGAAAACACCGATATATCTATTTTAATTGCAGCCAAAAAAGGAAAAAAGAACTTTTAGGAAAATTGAAATATCAAATATTTCCATATCCAAAGGCTAACAATCCAAACAATCAACCAATTCCACAATAGAAAAATCAATCGTAACGAAATACGTTTCAAAATTGAATTGATCTATTCCAAAGTAAGTTTGTGCAATTGATTTAGCATCATTGCTGGTATCGCCTAATTGAACTTCTTTGATGTTATTAAGGATAAAATTCAGGTTGTAATCATTTGAGGCCGTTTTGGAATTGGCGATCAATTTGAAATTAACAGTTCTGGAAAGCTTTTGTTTTAAGCCCCTTCCTTCGTCATCGTTAAGACTTGAATTCTCCCTGACAAAGAATATGACTAAATCGTAATTGTCATCAACTGAGCAAGGTCTTTCTGAATCAATTGATCTAAAATTAAAGCCTTGGTTTTCTGTTATAACCTCATGACTTTCCCCATAATTTAAAACTTTGATTTTCAAAAGTCTTTCGATTTCAGAACATATCTTTTTAAGCGGTCCGTTTTTCATTTTAAAATGTTTTACTAGATTAAATTGGGATTTCAATTGGATTTCCTAAAGCAGTCAGTAGTTCGTTTAATGTTTCAAAAGTATCATCATTTACGGTTGTAGTTTCAACACTTAAATAAATGACCATTGAGTTGGTTTCATTTAAAATGAACAAATGAATCCCCTCATTACCAATATTTTGATAGCCAATAATACTGTAATTGGCATTTTCAAAAGTTAATATTTCTGAATTATAAATTAAATTTATCATGCTACTGGAGTGACTAATGTCGCTAAATGGTTAATGCTTTGCCCGACTGCCCCTAATGTTACCGCAACTATTAAGTATTGATCCACTGCCCAATTAATATTTAAGTTAGCCTGTGCGCTGGCATTAGTAGAGATGTCTGATTGAACAGTTGTAGCCACTGAAAAAACAATCGTACTAGAACTGGATTTTACAATTACGTTTCTCTGACCTAATGACATAATTGCACCTGGAAGCATTGCCGTATTCATAAACAGAATAGCACCACTAAGGGAATTGCTGGTATTAAAATAACCCCTTATAAATACATTAGCTACAACTGCAGCGGCCGTTTGCATTCTAATAAGCACCTCAAATGAATTTGATTCCGCAAAGGTATTGGCAGGAATTAAAATGGAAGCCAAAATAGTATTTGCAAGCGTACCGGTATGGGTAACAGTTGTAGTATTCTTGAAGTATTTAAGCCCTAGAGGACTAAAAGCTCCTGTCGGTCCTTGGGGTCCAATCGGCCCTTGCGGTCCAACTAGAGAAATACCTGAAGGCCAAACACCGCTAGCCTTTGGACCATAAATGAAATTGGTAACAGTATTTATAAAAAAATCACCATTTACTCCCTCAGTTGTTGGCGCAACTGACCCGTAAAGGATAGTATTTCCATTGGTTCCATTTGTGCCGTTGGTTCCGTTGGTTCCGTTGGTTCCGTTGGTTCCATTTGCACCTTCTAAAGATAAAAGCCACTGCGCCTCAGTTCCAACAAAACCATTATTCACCGCTACTTGGTAAGCAGAATCGCCTTGGTCGCCTTTATTACCTTGCAGCAACAAAGCAACAATCAAATTATGGTTGTTTGCAAAGTTAGTTGTCCCGGTACCTCCAGAAGAAACTAAGGTAACTGGTAAAAGCCAATAGTTATTTGTGCCAGTAATTAAAGTTGGAAGGGCATTAATTTTC